TAGCTTGGTATGAAAGCGGTTCTACTAATATTAATGATATTCATGGTGCAGACAAAGCTCCGCCTGCCGCTTGGATGTACGCAGCCGATAAGCATGGTAATATCAATTCTAATTACGGCCATCTTGTAGATTCGCCAAAGTTTTATAATCAATATTATAATGCGATTGACGAGTTGATTGCTAATCCAGATAGCCGTCGTGCTCAAATGATTTACAATCGTCCATCTATTTGGGCTGAGTACAACGAAAATGGTAAATCTGATTTTATCTGTACTAACGCTCAAACGTTTTATATTCGTGATAATAAGTTGCATATGGTATCGCAAATGCGTTCAAATGATGTAGTCTTTGGTTATAAGAACGATTATGCGTGGGCTCAGCATCTTATGGATCGTGCTATTGATAATCTAAATGAAGAAGCATATAATCTTACAAAAGGTGATTTGATCTGGCAAGTAATGAATTTGCATGTGTATAGCCGCCACTTTGACTTGGTAGTATAGCTATGGATGATATTCAAGAAACATACGACCAATTTATTAGCCGTAGTTATAAAGAAGCAGATCAAAAGTGGCATCGTCGTTTTATGGATATGGCTCAGATGGTTTCTACGTGGAGCAAAGATCCTTCAAGCCAAATTGGTGCTGTTGCTATTAACGACGAACGTCGAATTCTTGCTACTGGCTATAACGGCTTTCCGAAAGGTATCGCTGATACTGAAGAACGGCTAAACGATAAGGATCAAAAGTATCCTCGAATTATCCATGCTGAAATGAATGCTCTTATGAACGCTTTGTATTCTGGTGTAAGTCTTAAAGACTCAACACTATATGTTTATGGTCTACCTGTTTGTCCTTCTTGTACTAAATGCATTATTCAGGCTGGTGTTAAACACGTAGTAATTCCAGCAACAAAAACAGACAAAGGTAATTGGCAACAAGTTTGGGAAGAACAAAGTTTGCCAATGTTTAAAGAAAGTGATGTACAAGTTACGCTATTGGTGATATAATATGACTTATCTGGTAACAGACAATTGTGTTAAATGTAAGCACACTGACTGCGTTGCGGTTTGTCCAGTTGATTGTTTTTATGAAGGTGAAAACTTTTTAGTAATTAATCCAGACGAATGTATTGATTGTGGTGTTTGTGTTCCTGAATGTCCTGTAGGTGCTATTGTGGCAGATGTAGATTTGCCTGAACCTGAACTAACTCTGTGGCAGGAAAGGAATGCTAAATATAGCTTGATATGGCCAGTAATTACTGAACAGATTGCGCCAATGGAAGACGCGGAAATCTGGGACGGTGTTCCTGGGAAATTTGAAGAATTTGTAGAAAAAAGCTAGGAGTTATATTATGAAGGTTGCGTTTATTTTTGGTAAGGGCATTGAAGGTTGTGGCGTTACTAAAGGTGCTAATGTATTTGAGGAATGGATTGTTAAGCAAGGACACGAATCAGTAGTTGTTGATTTTGATAACGGTCAGAGCTTTAGCAGATCAAAAGATACATCTTGGCTAGGTACCATGCTAAGACTTAGGGCAGAAGATACAGCTGAAACTGTTCCAGACATTGTTGCTCAAGTTAACAGTTGTGATATTGTTATTATTCACTCAATGCCTACACGTAAGCAAGGAAAATACATTGATCGTTTCCGCGAATTTGTTGCTACGATTAAAGATCCTATTATTGTTACTCACGATCACGGCATTACTAAACACAATATTAATATGATTCCACAAGCAGCTGAGATCTTCGCGATGTCAGATATTGGTGTTGTTCAATCGTTTGAAGGTTATGGTCGTAAAGGATATACCGCAATCGATCCAACTATGGATGACCGTATTATTGAAAATCCAATCTGGGTTCAAACAGATGAATATGATCAATATCGTAAATCGTTTGAAGATCGTCGTAAGCATTTCTTGTATATTGGTCGTATGTCCTCTATTAAAGATCCTGCGCTAATTCCACGTATTGAACCACACATGAATATGGATGAATGGGATTTGTCTCTAATTGGTTGCGAAAAATCAATTGCTTCAGTTTCAATGTTAACTAGTGATCTTGCTACAAACCCAGCTCCATATACAGACGGATTTAAACAGCGAATTCTTATTAAGAATCTTCTCGTAAGCGGTGAATACTCAATTCCTCCTGCTGAGCTGAAAAAACCTAACGCGCCTAATCTACCAATGAATGCTTACGATCGTTATAGGTATTCTTGGGGTATGACACAGCTTGGTGAGTCTATGGCTTCATGGTGTGGTTATCGTCTAAAGGATCCAACTGAGTATGGTCATCGTATGGAATACACGGTTATTGAATCATTCCTATTGACTGTACCAGTTATTAGTCGGCACTTTGCAGAAAACGCTCGATCACCTGAAGGTAAACTGTGGGGTGAATACTATGGACCTCTTGTTTCTGAAGCTCGATGTGAAGCAGAACTTGCTGTAGAGCTAGAGCGCATTGCTAATGATAAAGAAGAATGGGAAGCGCGCTCTAAAGCTTGTCGTGAACTTATCTACAAGTTTAATGATATTGATGTAATTGGTAAAAAGTTTCTTGATTATGTATTGACAAAAGGCAAAAGAAGTGATAAGATAGATTTTGTAGAGACTATTTCGGATTACTTTCCGTCTGCACGTGAACGTCGTGATAATGGTGAAGTACTTATCACATCAGCTAAAACTGTAATTGACAAGCTAGCGTTTACATTGATTGACGGAAAGCAATTCCCTATTGAGTCTCCCAACAATGTTGGTTCAACACTTGAAGGATTTTTTTAATGTATCACAAACGAATAGTTGTAGATTTTGACGACACACTAGCGTTCCACCAAAACCGCAACTTTGATGATGCTCTTCCTAACATACCCTTGATTAATAAGCTTAATAACTTATATGATCAAGGATGGCAGATTGATATTTTCACCGCGCGTGGATCTATCTCTTGCGCAAGTAGGGAAGAAGCATTCGACAAGTATTACGAAAGCATGTGGAAATGGCTTGATAATAATAATGTTAAGTACAATGAGCTATCATTTGAAAAGCCATTAGCGGCTTACTACATAGATGATAAAGGTATTCTACCAGAAGACTTTCTTAAAGTAAACATACGCGATCTTGAGGGTGGTTTGTCTGGTGGAGAAATCTACACAGATGGTAAACTAGTACACAAACAAGATACTAATGCACATGCAACCGGTGATTGGTTTTCTAAAGCAAAGGGTATTGCCACACCAAATGTGCATAGGATCGTTGGTGAAACTATTACTATGGATTATGTTGAGCACGACGAAGGTTACTTTGATGATAACTTTCATATGGGTCTTGCGCTTATTCAGAATAAACTTGAGGCCATGAAAGTACTCAAACCACTAGACAATCTAACTTACGAATCATATATAGATCGTATAGAAGTTCATGCTAATAATTCAGGTCAAGAAGTACTTATTGATAACGTGCGTGATATGCGACTTCTTAATGAAGTAAGAACATATGATAGAACGTTTGCACACGGTGACTTTGGTATCAAGAATATGTTATTCGATGGCAAAGAAGATAATATGACACTAATTGATCCTATCACTGGTGTATTTGGCTGTACTGAAATTGACTGTGCTAAACTTATTGCAAGCTTAGTCATTAATGACTATGCTGCTAATGTTTATAAAGCAACGTTTGAATATCTGGCTTTGTTTAATGAGATAAATAAAGATATACTTCTGGTGTTAGTTATCGCTGAGATTACTAGGGTTTACAAGTATCATCCCGACAAAAATTATATTATGGAGTGCGTGAAAAATGTTTGTGGACATTTCTAAAATAGCGGATGGGTTAAACATAGATCCATCTGAAGTACGAATTGGCTTTACTTGTTCAACGTTTGATCTGTTACACGCAGGTCATATTGTTATGCTTCAAGAAGCTAAATCTTTGTGTGATTACCTTATTTGCGGATTGCTAACTGACCCAACGTTAGAACGCCCAGGCACCAAAAACAAACCAATCCAAACTCCTTTCGAAAGATACGTCCAGCTTGCTGGTTGCAAGTATGTTGACGAAGTAATTCCTTTTTCTACTGAACAAGAAATTATTGATATGATTCTGGCTATTCAGCCTGATATCAGAATCGTAGGAGAAGAATACGAACATACAGATCATACAGGTAAAGGTCTTTGCCCAATTCATTACAACAAGCGTAAGCACTCTTTTTCATCGTCTGATTTGAGACAACGCGTTCTTCAAGCTGAAGAAAACTCTAAACCTAAACAAGCTGAAGAAAACTCTAAACCTAAAGGTGCTAAATGAATATTACACACGCAGCTATCGTTCCTCTAATCGGCGGTAATGCTATTGGTTCACATCAAGCTTTTGGTGTGCCTCCAATGCACTTTATGTCTTACGACGGATTTCAAGGAAACGATAGTCATATTCTAAACTATTATGAAAACAAAATTCCATATTACATACTAGATCAAGATCAAGCTCCTCCAGTAAATGAAAGAGCTGATGTTGTTTCTACGGTTTGTCCTTGTGCAGGTCTATCAATGATGTCTCAAGGATACGGTGATCAAAACGAAAACAACCAATGGCTATCTAAAACTGCAGAATACATCTTAGGCGAATATAAGCCAAAAGTATTTTGGGGCGAGAATGCTCCAGCCTTTGCAGGCAAGGTTGGTAAAACTGTACGTGAAAACTTAAAGAGAATTGGTAAAGAAAACGGATACACAATGTCTGTTTATAGAACAAAGTCTTTATTGCACGGTGGTTCGCAGGTTCGTGAGCGCTCTTTTTACTTCTTTTGGCAAGGTACTAAAACACCGTTGATTGGTTATTTCAATAGACCTCATACGCCTATTGAAGAACTTATAATGAATGTAAAATCTAATTCTCAAATGGAACCAATCAATAAGAAAAAACCTACTGACAATCCATATTACAGATTTATTCTTGAACACATTCATGGTGGTAGAACTCACGCTGAACATTGTGCAGCAGTAGAGCCTACGTCAGCCCGTGGCGCATGTGTATTTTCTTATATTGAAGATCATGGCTATAACTATTTACAAGTTGGTGAATGGATGGCTGCTAACGGATTTGAAAATGAAGTTGAGAAGTGTGAATACAAATACGAAAAGTTAAGATCTGGCGGAAACATTATGCGCCGCGGTGTTACTGTTCCTAAAGATCGTATTGGTGCTTTTGTTGGTCATTATCCAACTATGCTAACACACCCTGTAGAAGATCGATTTATCACGTATAGAGAAGCTATGTCTATTATGGGTTTGCCAGAAGACTTTGAATTAGTTGACGCAAGTAAGAAAAACGCTAATCACATTTGCCAAAACGTCCCAGTACAAACTGCAAAGGACATGGCTAATGAAGTTAAAAAATATTTACATAATGAGCTAGAAATGGTTGACACGGACTACATTTTGCAGTATAATCATAAACAGAGAGCAGATTATATTTCTAAACAAAACACAATTGAGGCGTACTTTTCATGACCCAACACTTTATTATTGACTTTGAAACTATTGGTCAGAACTCTCGAGAGGTACCAGCAATTGATTGTTCGTACACTGTTTTCGATTGGGACCGATTTACAAGTGATAATCCATACTCATTTAGAGAATTAGTCTTAGGTATGGAACAGGCTAAGTTTGATATTAAAGATCAAATGGTTAATCACGGATGTAAATATAATGAACATGATTTACAATGGTGGATGGATCAACCAAAAGAACTCCGCCGTAATTTAAAGCCATCAGTTGATGATCTTACAGCAGCTCAATTTACAGAAAATCTAATTGATTATCTTCGTAGTAGTGGTAAGGTTGATTACTGGTGGTCTCGATCAAATTCGTTTGATCCTGTTATCTTAGATCGTATTGCACAGAACGCAAACAAAGGTCCCTTGCTTAGTAGCTTTTTAAAGTATTGGGCGGTACGAGACACGCGTACTTTTATCGATGCAAAATTTGATTTTAACGTGCCGGGTGGTAAGAACGCATTTGTTCCCGTATCAGATATTGCTAAATGGGAATACAATTTTAAATTACACGATAGTAAACATGATGTTGCTGCAGATATTCTAAGACTGCAAGCTATCGTTAGAGCAGAAAATGATTTGGAGCAGGTAGAAATATGAGTAAAATTGAAATTGGCATTGAAGAACTAAAGAAGCATAAGATCTTTGTAGGTACTCCTATGTATGGTGCACAGTGCGCTGGTACGTACACTAAGGCATCTACAGACTTAGCTATGATGTGTGCAGCTAACGGAATTCCTATTCAGTTCTATTATTTGTTTAATGAAAGCTTGATTCAGCGAGCTCGTAATTATATTGCAGATGAATTCTTGCGTTCTGATTGTACACACTTATTGTTTATTGATGCAGACATTGGCTTTAACCCTCGCGATGTTCTTGGACTATTAGCAGTTAACCTTGCTAATCCAGAAACTAACGATATTGTCACTGGTCTATATCCTAAGAAAACAATCGCTTGGGAAAAAGTACAGAAGGCAGCTGCCGCAGGCAAAGGCGATGAAAATCCTTTTGAACTAGAGCATTATACTGCTGATTATGTATTTAACCCAGTAAACAAAGCAACGACGATTAACCTCGGTGAACCGTTAGAAGTTGCTGAAGCTGGTACTGGTTTTATGCTAATTCCTCGTGCAACGTTTGAGAAATTTAAAGTAGCATATCCGGAATTGAGCTATAAGCCAGATCATGCACGTACTGAGAACTTTGACGGTGATCGTGAGATTCACGCATTCTTCGACTGTATTATTGATCCAGAAACTAAGCGTTATTTGTCTGAAGATTATTTCTTCTGTAAGAAATCACGTGATGCTGGAATGCACGTAGTTGCTTGTCCTTGGATGCAATTACAACATATCGGCTCTTATATCTTTAAAGGGTCGCTAGGTCATATTGGACAGCTTGGTATGTCAGCAACTGCAGACAAATCAAGTAGAAAGAAATCTTATAACAAAAAGAACAAATAACTGTTGACACCAGTGAATAACTATGTTATTATTAGTATAACAAATCAAACAAGCAATGGAGCTTTATATAATGAAATTCAGTGAACGTACTATCACCATCCTTAAAAGTTTTGCGAGCATTAACAAGTCTATCTTAATGAAACCTGGTAATGTACTCAAAACTGTAACACCGGAAAAAACTTTGGTTGCACAAGCTACTATTCCAGATCAGATCCCGTCTCAAGCGTGTATCTACGATCTGTCTCGTTTCTTGTCAATTCTAAGTCTCTACAACGATCCAGATGTAGAATTCCATGATAAACATTTTACAATCACCGCTGGCAAGCAACGTACTAAATACGTGTATGCAGATATTTCTATGATTCACGCTGCACCAGAAAATGACATTAAATTGCCATCTGATGATGTTGTAGTCGATGTATCGTGGAATGATCTACAGTCTGTTATTAAAGCAGCTGGTGTTTTACAATTTCAGGAAGTTGCATTCGTTGGCCAAGAAGGTAAAATCTACCTTAAAGCTATCGACGGCAATAACGCAAATTCAGATGACTATGGCGTTGAAATCGGAACTACATCTGATGAATTTAAGATCATTATCAAAACTGATAATCTTAAACTTTTACCTCAGGATTATAAAGTTACTCTTTGCGCGAAGGGTATCTCTGAGTTTAAAACAGAAGGTGTCACATACCATGTGGCAATTGATACTAAGTCGACTTATAAAAAAGGATAAATGAAAATGACCGAACAAACACAAGCACCAACCCAAGAGCAACAAGAACAAGCTGAAGTACAAATCTCTTTGCAAGATATTGCAACAGTTGTACAGATGATTGATGTTGTTTCACGACGTGGAGCATATGAAGGTAACGAAATGGCTGGCGTAGGTATGCTACGTAATAAGCTAGAAGCGTTCCTTCGTCAAAATGCACCTGAAGGCGAAAACCCTGAAGGTCAAATGCCTGCTGAAGCACCAGCCAATGTACCATCTGGCCCAATGTCTGGTAAAGTAGCAAACTAACTAAGACTCGCTACCTTAGAACGAACGAGGCGGGCTCTCGTTGCTAAATAAACCCGCACTTATTCTTATATTATGATTGGTGATGATGATGGCTATTGAAGCAAAAACAAATGAAGTATTGTGGGTAGAAAAATACCGCCCACAGACTATTAATGATACAATCCTCCCAGAAAAAACTAAAGCAGCTTTTAAAAAGTTTGTTGAAGACAAAAGTATTCCTAACCTACTGCTTACTGGCGGTCCAGGTGTAGGTAAGACCACAATCGCAAAAGCTATGCTTGAAGAGCTAGGATGCGATTACATTGTTAAGAATGGTTCACTTAACGTTAATATCGATACACTTCGGTATGAAATCTCTACGTACGCTTCCTCCATGTCTTTATCTGGTGGTCGTAAGTATGTTATCTTTGATGAAGCAGATTATCTAAATGCTACATCAGTTCAACCTGCCTTGCGCAACTTTATTGAAGAATATTCTTCTAACTGTGGCTTCATCTTTACGTGTAACTTTAAAAACCGTATCATTGAACCACTACGTTCTCGTTTGTCTGAAGTAGACTTTACTATTGAAACATCACAACGTCCAAAGATGGCAATGCAATTCTTTAAACGTGTATGCGGTGTTCTTGATAATGAAAGTGTTCCATACGAAAAGCCAGTTCTTGCTAAAGTAATTGAACGTCACTTCCCAGACTTCCGCCGTGTTCTTACTGAACTTCAAACATATTCTGCATCCGGTAACATCGATGAAGGTATCTTTGTTAACCTAAAGCAAGAGTCTATGGATGAAGTATTCAAGCAGCTTAAAACTAAGAACTTTACCGGAATGCGTAAATGGGTTGCTTCTAACAGCGATCAGGATATGAATGAAATGTTCCGCCGCATTTATGACATGGCAACTGATAAAGTTGAAATGAAATCTATGCCGGGTTTCGTAGTTACTCTTGCTGATTATATGTACAAAGCAAACTTCGTAGCTGATAGTGAAGTTAATATGGTTGCTTTCCTTACAGAAGTAATGATGGAGGCTGAATACAAATGATATACGATATATTAACATTCGCGCTTGGTTGTTTCATTGGTGGCATTGGTTGGCACGCGATAGTAGTATCTTCTGAGATCATAGAGGAAAAGAAAGCTCGTTATCGCGCAGGTACTCATGACTATTACGGCAATAGAATAGATAAGGATGATGTATAATGGGTCAGTGGATAGATAGACTTATTAACAAATCAACCGTTGCTTGCGCTTTTTGTGGAAAAAAGGTTGACAAAAAGACATGTTTCAGTGTAAAATTAAATACAGCAGAAGGCCTTCATACAATCAAGGCTTGCAAAGACTGCGGTGATGATGTTAACGAAGTACTCAAAGCTATCGAGGAGGTCAAGAATGACTCTCCCGTATGAACGCAGATGGGCAGTAAATAATACTCGTCAGTTTCTAGTGGATCTAATGGATCCTAAGAAAACGCCAAGGGTACCATCGGCTGTACGTAAAGAAGCTTATCGTTGTATTAAACATTATCCAGGCGATTATTACATGGAACAGGCTGCTGAACAAGCGCCAGACGTATTTGGAGATTGGAAAAATGAGTAAAGCATATAGTCCGTTTGATTACATGAACGCAGTTTCTTTCACGAAGGAAGATCTTATTGGTAATAGTGATCAGCCAGATATTGCTGAGAAAGACTATAGTCCTTATATGGTTAACCGTGGATTTGCTAACTTCGAAGATACTATTCTCCATGCTAATGAATTAAACCAAAGACATCATCTCTTTCATGGTGCACAGTTTGATTATTATCGTGGCGCATTACGCAAACGTAAGCGTTTTTCTAAATGGCCAAAGGCTGATAAAAGCGATGATCTTGATGCGATTCAGCAAGTGTATTCGTGTAACCGTACAGTAGCAAAACTATATTTCAAAGCCCTTACAAAAGATGATCTTACGGTAATTCATAACAAGATGAATATCGGCGGAGTTTCTAAATAGGATAAATATATTGGATGGTCATGGTGAGCATCGTGATAATAATAAACAATATAAAATAAGGTGCTGTATGTTATGGAAAATGAAGACATTTTCAGAGGCGTCGGTATAGAAATTTCGCTCCCTACTCCCGATAGTTTTTTGAAAGTCAAAGAAACTCTCACTAGAATTGGCATATCTTCTCGCAAAGAAAAGAAATTATATCAAACATGTCATATTCTACACAAGCAAGGACGATACACAATTCTGCATTTCAAGGAATTGTTTATACTAGACGGTAAGAAAAACACATTTACAGAAGAAGACTTAGCAAGACGTAATACGATTGTTAATTTGTTAGAAGAATGGGAATTGATCTCTATAGTTAATCCGATGTCGGATGAAGCTGTATCTGCTCCTATAAATCAAATTAAGATTTTATCTCATAAAGAAAAATCTAATTGGACCCTTGAGGCCAAGTATAATATTGGGAAAAAGTGATATGAATGTATATAAAGTGAATGAATTAGCAGAGCTGCCAGAATACGCAACAGATGGTTCAGCCTGCTTCGATATTAAAGCATGTATTAAGAATGGACAACGTTTAAGATCTTTTAACTCTTTTAATAAAGAAATGTCAGTAATGGTAAAGGGAGTCGGCGGAGTTAAAGACGCTTTCCAATTGCCACCAAGCATTAGGTGTTTAGTACCAACAGGTCTTATCTTTGATATTCCTGCAAAACACGTAATGAAAATGTACATCCGTTCATCAGCTGCTTTGAAAAAAGGGCTGACCTTGGCGAATGGCGTTGGTATAATTGATTCGGACTATGTCGAAGAATCTTTTATCATGCTGGAGAATATTTCTGATAGTATGGCAACAATTGAAAACGGTGAAAGGTTAGCTCAATGTTTAATTGAGAAGACTCTTAGCATGAAGATTGTTGAAGTATCAGAAAGACCAGGACAAAAGACTGACCGTGATGGTGGGTTTGGAAGTACTGGTGAATAACACATATTACTAAATGTAATAACCTTTTTTAAGTTTATACACATTTAGCAGTATAAATAAAGATGTAGGAATGCCGTAATAGGGTTCCTACACTTTAAACCGTCGGTTAATACGACACATAAAATAATCTTGCTTAACAGGAGATAGCAAAATGACACAACACAACCCGAGAACCAATGCACAGTTCACTACAGATTTACTTAATGATCCATACTTTATTGGATTTGAAAATCTTGTGAATAAAATGACGTTGCCAATGCAAGGCAAACAGAATTATCCCCCATATAATATCATTAGAAAAAGTGACAATTCTTATGAATTGCAACTCGCTGTCGCAGGCTTTTCTTTTGAGCAACTTGATATTGAAGTTAAAGATGGGATTTTGTCTATTTTAGGCGAAAAGAATATAGATCAAGAAGATAGTAATGAGTACCTTCACAAAGGAATCTCTGCGCGATCTTTTACTCGAACGTTTACTCTATCAGATACTATTGTTGTAAACAATGCTGATTTGAATAACGGCATTTTGAGTATTGATCTTGAAAATGTTATACCAGATGAAAAGAAACCTCGTAAGATTAATATCACGAGACCAACGGAAAAATAACTTATCGCCCTCAGGAGGGGCAACTAATGAAAAAGGCTATTTCTTGGATTAAGGAATGTGACGGACACTTTTGTAATACTATATCTGAATTT